CTCGACGCGAGATAAATCGCCCTTGACGAGTACTTCCATGCGTGCCTGAGGTGATGACAGGAACAAATCATACTTATCAAGTTTCACTGCGTAGTCAAGGAGTAACTTACGGAGTGGATGATACTCTACCTCTTGGATTTGAGACCAATAGCGTAGAGTTAAATCAAACTTGTTCAAATCGAGCTTATGCTCAGCAGAAATCATGCCATTAAAGGCACGTAAAATCGAGCGGGCCCCGAAACTGGTTTGGCCATCGGCCAGAACGTTGCCAAACATACGATTGAGAAACAATATAACGTCTTGCGACACATACTGCTTCTCCGGGTGTGACGTGATTCCAAAGCTAGCATTGAAATCCGCGACGTCTTTAGCTGAGATGTCGAGAGGTAACTCAGCAACGTCATCGTCACCACCAGCAGCGCACCACACATCGCCTGCCAACTCATAGATTAGCCCCAAAGTAATGATGCTATCAATGAGATTGGTGGCCCCGTGACCAGACGGAACTCCGTGCGACACACTGACTACTCCGTCGGGCGTCAAAAGGCTCTTATTGACTAACCGTTCAAAGCAATCCGCAAAGAGTTCGTCCTCAGCGGATGTTAGGTCAAGCATACCCCTGACCACATCGATAGCATCATAAAGAATGGAACTCGATATTGATGCATCGAACGCCGACTTATCACCACTAATAAAATGATGATTCGCCTTCCTGTTCAAGATCCCGGAAGCGATAACCCTATCCACGTCCGCTGGACCAGCCAGTTGACAGAACTCGGGAACACTTTTCAAAGCGTCAATCACTGGGTAGGTGAACATTGATGTAACAGCTGCCCAACTTTTGACCTCTCCCCAAACTACCCGGGATTTGGTAGCGCCAAAAGAAGCGCCAGGCTGTCCTCTCCACCCTAAGGCGAATGGCCAACTTAGCATTGCTTTCCTGTCGCTCTTTGAGAAGAGGATCTTACTAATGTCTGAGCGAATTGCAGCTGCCACCGACTCAGCTTTCCTAAAGTAAGGATAACCAGAACCGGTACGCCACAAAGGCTCAGGGGGGGGAGAGAGAGGTCTCACTTTGATTCCATAAAGTTTGTCCTTAAGAATGGCAAAGCCACGCTTAGGTGATGTGGTTTTATGAGAAGAAGTAAACTTCTCTAAACCATCACGCCACCAGAGTTCCCCTCTCTTACTAAAGCTACCTAACTTACCATACGCCTCCTCCTCAAAATTGTACAGGGGAGACTGGTATGGTAAACCCCGGAAGATAGCATCAGCTAAAGGCTTAATGAGCTCTTCCCTAGCTTTCCCACCACTAAGTGGTGTAAGTATATCCACATCGTTAGAGCGAGCAGATCTACCAAGAAAAGCTTTTTGTGCTTGATCTTGAA